AGCTGATTACATTGTTGAAGGAGGTTTTAATGAATTCTACAAGTGGTTCGAAGCTCAATTTGATGGAGAACCTACTCGCTCATGGAGTAATGATGATTACAGAAGGTGGGTAAAAATAAAACTTGCCGGACCTACACCTTTCTTAGATGAATTTTTGAAATGGTATAATCGACGATTTGCTGATAAGCCTGCAGACGATTGGACTATTGAAGACTATCAAAATTGGTTGGAAACTCCTCATGGTCAAGGTTTGGAAGAAGATCAGAAAGAAGAAAATACTGAAAGTGTTACTGAAATTCAACAGCTTACATCCTTTGAAGATCATGTTGCCCATGAGGTTCAAGGAGGAATGGTCAGATCTACTGCTTTTCATAAAGCAGATGACCCTTTTCCCGATCAAGGACTTCACGATCAACTCACTCGACAATACACAAGTAATGTGTCTTGGACAGGGAGTAGTGCCACGGGTGCTGTTATCCAAAGCTATGATTTTCCTCTGGACCACATTAATGCTCACACTAATCTTCAAGAAAAATTGGCGAAATTCCAATATTTTAGGGGAGGTGTACGTGTCGAAATTCGGTGTAATGGTACAAAGTTTCATTCTGGAAAGCTCCTTATTACTTGGTTGCCTCATTCGAAACGACTTTGTTCGAGCTCTGCTACTACCGCAGAGGCTGTGTACCAATATTCCTGTAATCCACATTGCATTCTTAGTGCTAATACGAATGCTACTGTGGGTTTTACTATTCCATATGTTGCTCCAAGTACTTATTGGAATATGTTCTACACTGATGCTACTACTGCATCTGGTTTCTTCGGCCTTGTTAACATTGTTGTACTCAACCCTCTACTTATGTCCGCCTCTACTACTGTACCTGCTGTTTCCTTATCGGTTTCGATTAACTTCGTCAACCCTGAAGTTGCTGGCCCCTCTATTATGTCTGTTGCTGAAAGTCTCAGAAAAGAGAAGACAAAGATGAAAGCTCAAGGTTTGGAAGAACCCGCAGAAATTCAAACTGTTTCTGGTGTGAAAGTCACTCCGATTAAACGAGGAAAGATGAGACGTGCTGAAGCTGAACAAATGAGCTCCAAAGGAGTAATTTCCGGTGCCCTAAGTGCTGTAGGTGATGTTGCTTCTGTGATGTCAGTCTTACCGCACGTTGGTGGAATTGCTTCTGCTGTTGCTCCTGCTGCGAAAATGACTTCTGCGATAGCTAGTTATTTTGGTTACGATCGACCTACCTCAGTGAAAGCTAATGATACAAATCTGAGAAAATTTACAGATTCTTTATCTCACGGAACTGGACTTGATGCTAGTGATAAAATTGCTATTGATCCTACTAACGAAGTTACTGCTGATCATACTATATTTGCTGATCCGGTAGATATGAGTCAATTTGAAAATTTTAAACAAATTCCCGGTCTTTTAGGAATTACAAGTGTTAACAACACTACTGCTGCTGGATTGGTGTTCTATCAATTACCAATCTCACCTACTATGTGTTTTGTTAATAACAGAGGAAGTGGAAACTTTGCTCTTGTGCAAACACCTGGTGCTGCTCTTGCGTCTTTGTTTAGATTTTGGAAAGGCTCTATGAAATTTCATATTCAAATTTCAGCGAGTGGTTTTGTGTCTGGGCGTTTGCGAATTGCCTGGTTGCCTAACTCTCTTGCTGTTCCTGCTAATACCAGTGATGGTGCAGGGGACTATATTTCACGAATTGTTGATTTTTCTGGCGATGGTTCAACTTCTTTCAGTGTGCCTTATCTTATGGACTCTGAATATGCTGAATGTGTGCCTTATGATGTAATTATGGCTGTAACTATTATTGATTCAATTAATGGTTGTACAAATGGCCAATTACAATTCAGCTTGGTAAATGCTCT